CAAGCGCAGTGGTATCAGCTACTAATCCGCTATACAGCACAACAATCCTAGTTAATAACACTACAGATATTAACGGCGCAGTAGCAGACATCGCTACACAATCAATTACATTTACTTGTAATTCACCAATCGTAATTACCACTTCCTGATAAAAAGAATAGGGGCTAACAGATGGCTAAGTTAAAGATCACAAAGGCTGATGGTTCAATATCTGATCACCAGATAACACCATCGATCGAGTACGCGTTCGAGTTATATGCTAAAAAAGGTTTTCATAAAGCCTTTAGAGATGACGAGAAGCAGTCAGATGTTTATTGGTTAGCGTGGGAGTGTTTAAGAGCTGCAGGCGAAACCGTGCCAATGTTCGGTGCACCGTTCTTAGCAACACTTAAAAAGGTTGAGGTTTTGGATGATGACCCGGAACTATAGGGCGTGACTCGTTTACTTACTTGATCGCACGGATCAGTTTGGAAACGGGTATCGCGCCTAATGATTTACTAGCACTAGATAGCAGGATGTTCAAGACTTTATTGCAGGCGATGAAAGATCGAAACAAGGAGATGCGAGATGCCAGTACAGGTAAAAGGCGGCATTGAACTTCGCAAAGCCCTAAGAAAATTTACGCCTGATTTAGCTAAAGAAACTCAAAAGGAATTAGGTGGCTTACTTAAACCTATTACTGCTAAAGCTCGCGGCTTTATCCCATCTAACGCACCGCTATCTGGGTGGGGTAAAGCATCCGTAAATGCTAGATGGTACTGGGATGGCAGAGCTGCTAAAAAAGGCGTAAGTTACAGAACAACGCCTAGCAAGCCTAATCGATTAGGGTTTGTATCTTTAGCTCGTATTCAAAATGCATCGATGTCTGGTGCAATATATGAAACTGCTGGGCGTAAGAATCCAGGCGGTAATTTCAGTCCACGTTTACCAAATACTTTAACTGGCAAAGGCAAGATGGCTGGCCGTGCCATATTTAGAGCATGGTCAGAGGATAATGGCAAGACTAACGCAGCTGTGATCAAAGCCGTTGAATCATCTAGAAATAAGTTTAATGCGGCTGTGGGGCGTAACTAATGGCTATGAATCCCGTAGATTTAAAAGTCGATTTAGCTGTTGAATATAAAGGCAAAAAGGCTTTTGATCAAGCAGATAGAGCCACACAAAAATTAACTAATAATGTTAAAAAACTAGCTGGTGCTTTTGGCTTGGCTTTTAGCACTAGGGCAATAGTCAATTTTTCTAAGCAAGCTGTAAAGGCTTTTGCTGAGGATGATGCAGCCATAACTGTATTACGGCAAAACCTTAAAAACCTAGGCTTGGCTTATCAATCTGTAAACGCAGAAAACTTTATAGGTAAGTTAGAACAACAAACAGGCATATTAGATGATGAACTAAGACCAGCCTATGCAAAACTATCGAAAGTAACTTTATCTACTACTAAGACACAAGAGCTAATGGCTTTAGCTGTTGATGTAGCCCGCGCTAATGGCTTAGAATTTTCAGATGTAGTCAATACTTTATCCCGTGCTTATGTTGGAAACTACAAAGGCTTAAAACAATTAAACACAGGCCTAACTGATGCAGAACTAGCTACTAAAGATTTTGCTGAAATCCAGGCAATTCTTATTAAACAAAGTAAAGGCGCAAACAAAGCCTATATTGATACTTTTGCAGGATCTATAGATAAATTGGCTGTTGCATCGGCTAACGCTAAAGAAGTTATAGGCGAAGGTTTGGTCGATCTCTTTGCAGACATGGCCGGTAATGGTGATATAGATGCTGCTACTGCTAACGTAAATAAGTTTGCTACAGCAGTTAGCGATTTACTAAAAGATGTAAGCGAATACAATTTATTAGACTTTGTAAGCGCGTTTGTAACTGGCAATATTACAGAAGGCACAGCCTCTAAATTAGTTAAACGGCCATCTGCGCGTAGATTCTATACAGGTGGCTCAGGCGTAAGTAGTGATCTACTTGCTGCAAGAGCTGCTGCTAAAGCCGAAGCCGCTAGAATCGCAGCAGAAAAAGCAGCTGCCGCTGCAAAGATTAGAGCCGATAAATTAGCAGCTGCAAACAAATTGAAACTTGAAAAAGCTGCTGCTGTATTTGAACTGCAAAAAATTCAGATAGCCGCTGCGCTAAAGGGCAAGATAAGCGATGAGGAACGTACCCGTTTATTACTTATGCAGGCTATTGAGGAAGGCAACGCAGATAAAGCCGAAGCGTTACAAAAAAAATTAGAGGATATACAAGCCAAAAATGCCAAAATTGCTGCTGATCTTTTAGCAATCGGTCAAACTAAAGACCCGTTTTCTACATGGGCTGGCAGTCTAGCTTTAGCATTGGTAGAGCTTGGTAAGTTAGGCAAAGGCATAGCCGATGTTCCGGGCTTAGTTCCCGGTGTTAATTACAATCCTAGCCAAAATGCAGACCGTAACTACGATATGAAGGTAGCAGCAGTAACGGCTGCCATTAATGCAGCTAAAGAGGAACAAACTGCCGTAGAGGAAATAATTGCAGATACTAGTGACATTTTTGCAGAGGATGACACTATCTCGGATATTTTGGCTAAGGTAGAAAATATTGCTGCCGAGGCCGCTGCTGCTGCCGATGCTGCCGCTACATCAGTTACGCAATCGCAAACTACAGTAGATGCTTTAGCAGCTGCGGTATTAAACGTAACGCCTGCCCAATCGGCTACAGGTTCATCCTCAATGTTTAACCCTTTCGGCCCGTCAGTCGGTGGCCCGGGATTCGGTATCCAATCCCCAGCTATTAATATAGTTATCGAAGGCAACGTATTAGATGGTGATGACTTTACCGAAAAGGTAAACGATGCATTACTAAATGCTAATAGGCAAGGTTTGCCGCGCACTGCTGCTGGATTCTTAGTGGATGCCGGCTAATGACAGTCCCAGTAATTAACGCGGTGATTAACTTTTCTACTGGCCCTAGTTTTGCCCAGGCATTAATTCTTGGCGAAGGCATCCTAGGTACTAACGTATTGGCAGATTCAGCTGCAGTAATCGTAGATGTTAGCGATGTAGTCGATAGCGTAAGCATTAAGCGCGGTCGCAATCCGCAGGCTGATGAATTCCAGACAGGTACGCTAACCCTACGTATCGTGGATCAAAATGGCGATTTTAACCCACAAAATCCGAGCAGCCCTTATTTTGGTTTACTTAATCCAATGCGTAAGGTGTCTATATCGGCTACCTATAGCGGTGTCACGTATGCCATGTTTTCGGGATTTATTACCAGCTATACGACCACTACGCCTAAAAACGCTAATGATGTAACTTATACAGTCATCCAGGGCGTGGATGCCCTAAGACTGGCTCAAAATGCCCAAATCAGTACGGTTACAGGTGCTGTAGCAGGGCAACTATCTGGCACACGCATTAACGAAATCCTAGATGAAATCTCATGGCCACCGTCTATGCGCGATGTTGATGCAGGTTTAACTACCATGCAGGCAGATCCTGGCACAGCTCGTACTGCCTTAGCCGCATTACAAACCGTTACAAATAGTGAGTACGGCGCGTTTTACGTTGATGCTTCGGGATCTTTCGTATTTCAGGATCGAAACGTTACTACGGCCAGCATCGCAGGTACGCCCACCGTGTTTAACGATAACGGCACAGATATTGGCTATTTTAATGCCGTATGGCGATTGGATGACACGCTTGTATTTAACCAGGCTAACGTGACCCGTACAGGTGGTACAGTACAAAACGCTACTAACGCAGCTAGCGTAGAAAAGTATTTTGCTCATACTTACAATATCCAAAACTTACTAATGCAAACCGATGCCGTAGCCCTGGACTATGCCCGTGCATACGTTGCAAGCCGCGCTGAAACTAGCGTTAGATGCGATGCGATCGAGCTAGATCTCTATACAGATAACTATGCCAATGGCATCGTAGCCGCGCTTGATCTTGATTTTTTTGATCCTGTAACGATCACGACAAATCAGCCGGGTAGCTCGACTCTGACAAAAACACTTCAAGTATTTGGCGTGGCACACAGCGTTACACCGAATAAATGGCGCACTACGTTTACTACACTTGAACCCGTGATAGACGGGTTTATATTGAACTCAACCCAATACGGCGTACTTGATACATCCGTATTGAGCTATTAAGGAGATAAGAAAATGGGAGCAGGACTAGGCTTTAAAGATTTTACAACAGGTGAGGTTTTAACGGCTAATGACGTTGATGGCTACCTAATGCAAGGAATATGGGTATTTGCAGATGCAGCAGCTCGTACAGCTGCTGTAACTAGCCCACAAGAAGGTAATATGAGTTACCTAAAAGACACTAACTCGACTGAATATTACAGCGGTTCGGCATGGGCTGCAGTAGGTAGCGGTGGGGGTATGACTTTAATAAGTACAACCACGTTAAGCGGTACATCTAACTCGATCACAGTAGCTGCCAACACCTACAAGGATTTGGTTGCCTACATTTACGGGTTAAACCCTAATGCAACTGCAGCCTTTACTTTAAGAATCAATGGCATTACTACTGGCGTTTATCAAGAAACAATGAGTTACGGACAAGAAAACGGCGTAGTAGCACACGCAGTTAATAATTACACTGCTATGAATCTAAGCGTAAGCGGTAGCATGGCAGTTCAAACTGGCGTTACTAGTAATGTTTGGGTTTCAACTTTTAGAGATGCTAACTCAACAGTTAGAAAATTAATTGCAACTAACGGCAACTATGTGAATTCGTCTAATAACAACGTAACAACAATGCAAACAGATGTAGTTAGTACTGCGACATCTGCAATTACAAATATAACGCTTATTTCTACACAAACTTTAACAGCCGGTACACTTCAGTTATACGGAGTAAAATAATGACTAACCCAATGATCCGAATTCATAACACCGAAACCGATGAGGTTATCGATCGCGAAATGAACGCGGTAGAACTTAAACAGCATGAAAAAGACCTTGCATATCAGGCTAAAGCTGAAACCGATGCAACAGCTAAGGCAGATGCTAAGGCTGCACTATTGGCCAAGTTAGGCATAACAGCCGATGAAGCAGCCCTACTGCTGGCATGAGTGCAATCAGCTATAACGGCTGGCCAGCCTCTAAAGAGGTTGAGTCGATCCGTATCAAGTCTTACCCAATCAAGGGTACAAAGATAAAGCTGCGATGCGCCTATTTTGCTGCGCCTTTACTGGTTGCCTTTGCTGAACAGTTTAATGAGCTAATCGAGCCGATCGATGGCGGTACGTTAGATGATTGGGGCTACGCGTACAGAGATGTTAGAGGCGTACCAGGCAAGTTAAGCAATCACGCATCGGGTACGGCTATCGATCTCAATGCGACTAAGCACCCGTTAGGCAAGGCTGGCACGTTTCCAGCTGAGAAGGTTCCAATGA